GGTTTAAATGAGAATATAAAGAGAATCAAAAGATTACTTTATTAATAAGAAATAAAAGTTTATATTTTAACAAACTATAATACAATGTCAGATACACAATTAAATACAAAACCTATAAGTCCAACGGATCTTATGTCTAAATTAGTTAATGCTAAAAAAGTTATGACTAAGGTTGACGGAGGGGACTACACTACAGGTAACATAGATGAGTCTGTTTTACAAAGAAGTGCTAGTGATGCAGTATCTCAAATAGAAAGTAAACCAAATACAAGAAACGTTGCGACCAACGTAGTGAACGAGGATAAGATTAATAATTCTAAATTACCCGACTCAATAAAACGAGCAATGATAAGTAACCCAATACCAACAATGGATCAAATTTCATTGGGTGATGGGTTAGATATGGACTTGTTAAAAGGGGCTAAAAAATTAATGGAGAGAGAAGGATTGTCGACATCTAAAAAATCCACATCAAAACCTAAACAAGTGATTTCAGAAGGAACGAACAACTTAGATATACAATCACTTATTAAAGAAACAATTAAAGATACCTTGGAAGAAATTGTTGATCGAAAGTTAGAATTAATTTTAACAGCATCTAAAACGGCATCAATTAACGAGACTTTAGTACTTAAAGTAGGAGATTCCATATTCAAAGGTAAAATTACTGGAGTAAATAAGTCCAAGTAAGGATTGATTTCATCATATTTTTTTCTTATATTTTGATATATAACAATAATATATGTCAAAAGTTAGAGTACTCGCAATCCCGTCTGATAGTCACGGTGTTGGGAAATATAGAATCATAGATCCATTTACTTACATTGGTGATAACCATTCAGATGAAGTACATGTTGATCTCGTATTCGACGTACCTAACGAAAATAAATTTTTCGATAATTACGACATTGTATACTTTCACTCATTCATACACAAAGGAGAATCTCAATTAAATTTAGACCGAATCAATTGGTTAAAAAAAGAGGGGATTAAGGTCGTTATGGATATTGACGATTTTTGGAGAGTAGATCACAGACACCCAAACTACGAAACATTTAAAAGAAATGGGTATAGTAAATTACGTGCAGAGTTACTTAAAAGTGCCGACTATGTAACAACCACTACACCTATTTATCAAAAAACAATTAAATCTTTATTAGGAATAAAGAATGTTTCAGTATTTCCAAATGCGGTCAACGAAAAAGAACCTCAATTCAAACCAAAACCAAAAGATTCTGATTTAGTTAGATTTGGTTGGTTAGGGGGGTCGTCCCACTTACACGACTTAGAATTAATTAAAAGTGGTATTTCAACAATAACTCAACAATACAAAGGTAAAACACAATTTGTTTTATGTGGTTTCGATTTGAGAGGGAATATGAAAATGATTAATAGACAAACAGGTCAGATGTCAGAAAGACCTATCAAACCTATGGAAACCGTGTGGTTTAAATATGAAAATATTTTCACTAATGATTATAGATCAGTTTCTCAAGATTATAAAAATCATTTACACACATTTACACAAACAGAATTTCCTGATGAATTAAACCAACCCTATGTTCGTAGATGGACCATGGATATAAACAAGTACGCTTCCAATTACAACTATTTTGATGTGTCCTTAGCTCCGTTGGTTAAATCCGAATTTAACGCTAATAAATCTCAACTAAAGGTAATTGAGGCGGGATTTCATAAGAAGGCAATCATCGCAACAGAAGAAGATCCCTATCTTATTGATTTAGTGTCCTCAGTTGAACGTGGTGGTGGAATTAACCCTAAAGGTAATTCTTTATTAGTGTCAACAAACAAAAATCATAAACAGTGGGGTAAACATATGAAGAAGTTAATAGAAAACCCTAATATGATAGAAGACTTAGGTAATAAACTATATGAAACAGTAAAGGATAAATATTCACTCGCCACTGTTTCTAAGGATAGAGTGGAATTTTTAAAATCAATTATAAAAAAGTAAAATTATGTATTATTTAGCAACAGTAGGTTACGAAAAAGAACAATTGGATGGAAACGGAAATCCAAGATTAGACAAGGTAAAATATGTCGTACAGGCAGAGTCTGTAGAAGAGGCAACAATTGTCTTGAACAAATATAAGTCTGAAGATATGAGATCGAGTGAAAGTATATCAATCGTAAAGATGCCGATCGAATGTATATTAGATCCAGCAATCACTCCACAACTTTATAAAGGATAGAATTATGTTAAACAAAGAACAAATAGAGAACAATAAAAAGAAGTTACTTGAGACTTCAGAGAAATATGATGTATTAACATCTGATTTACTTAAATTCTTAGGTGATGATCTTTTTACTTCCCCCGCATCAACTACATTAGATATGTATGGTGCTTACCCCGGTGGTTTAATAGAACATGTTTTTACCGCATCAAAATATGCAGTTAAGGTTAACAGTATCTTACCTGAAAACTTACAACAACCCATCAACAGTATATTAAAATGCACAATCTTGTCTCAAATAGGTAAGGTATTTTTATTCGTACCGAATGAAAGTGAGTGGCATCGTAATAAGTTGGGTAAAATGTATGAGTTCAACGATGAATTAGTTTCTATGAGAGTTGGTGAAAGATCCGCATACTATTGTTCACTACATGGTGTTAAATTAAATGAAGAAGAGTATCAGACAATAGTTAATTCTGACAAAGGAGATAATGATTTACAATCCAAATACCACTCAACACCATTAGCACAAATCGTTAAACAAGGATTTGAGTTGGCAATATTTGAACAAAAACATGGATAAAAAATCATTAGAAGAATATCTAAAAAAATTAGAAGGTTTTGAGGAGATTCTATCAGAAGAAGATGAAGACAATATAGATGAGTCATTCATGAACGAAGTGGCTGAGACGTTAAATAAGTTAACCTCAGATTCTATGGATCATGTCCAAAACTCCCAACAAGGTGTCAATGTAAATAATACAACAAGTACACCTTACGAATATACTATTGGTTGTAAATTTAAAAAATTACATAAAGATGCGGTCACACCAACATATTCTAAAAAAGGTGACGGATGTGTAGATTTACATAGTGTAAATTATACACTGAACGAACAAACAAACCAAGTAACATACAGCACAGGAATTTCGTTGGAGATACCTTCGGGATACGTTGGTTTGGTTTTTCCAAGATCTTCAATCCGTAGAACTGTTTTAGAGTTAAGTAATTCTGTTGGTGTTATAGATAGTGGTTATAGAGGAGAAATAATGGCAACATTTAATATTAATACAGGGACTAACCAATCCACCATTTATGAAAACGGAGATAGGATATGTCAGTTAATGATTCTACCCTACCCCAAAATAAAATTTACCGAAGTATCCAATTTGTCCGAAACCGATAGAGGTGAGGGAGGTTTTGGTTCTACAGGTAAATAAAAGTTACACACAAATAAGATTAATGACAAAAAGAAACACTACGGTTAAGAAATCACATAAGGCTAGAATTAAAGAAATAGTTAAAAAACCGAGAGAAAAATTTCTCACAGAATCTCAAAGAGAATATTGGAATACTCTTAGTGATAATGAAATAACTCTTTGTTTTGGCCCCGCAGGTGTGGGTAAATCCTATATCGCAATGAAAAGAGCGGTCGATTTACTATGGAGTGAAGATAATAAATATGAAAAGATCCTTATTGTTAGACCAGCGGTTGAAGCGGAAGAAAAGTTAGGATCTTTACCTGGAGGACTTGAAGATAAACTTGACCCGTATATATTTCCATCATATTATCTTTTGAATAAAATTATAGGTAAGGATCAACGTGAGAAGTTAAAAGATGAAGGATATATTGAGGTTGCGGCACTCGCCTATATGAGAGGGTGGAATGTTGATAACACTATACTTGTTTTTGAAGAGGCACAGAATGCCTCACCAGCACAAATTAAATTACTACTAACTCGTATTGGATATAATTCAAAATTCTTTCTTTCGGGGGATTTAGAACAATCTGATAAATTTAGAGATAAAACTAAAAGTGGTTTATATGATGCAAAAATGAGATTAACCGATTTAAAAAATGTCGGTGTTTATGAGTTCTCAAGTAAAGACATTGTTAGAAACCCAATAATCAGTAAAATTTTAAAAAGGTACGATTAACTTTACTTATAATAATAAATTCATTATATTACTAATATGGAAATTTTAATTAATATAGATGGGGTCTTACGTAACACAATTGCTAAGTTTGATTACCATTATAAAGACTATTATTTAGATAGAGAAACCGATGAGAAAACAGATGAAGAAAATTCATTTGAATATGGTGTTATAGAACCAGTTAAAAACAATTTCTTATTAGAAAGTTACAAATATCAGTCAAAAGAAGAGTTCGATAATTTTATTTTTATTGATTATGCAATGGAAATATTCGGACATTCTAATCAAAGTTATTTAAAGGCGTTTCATGATTTAAATAATCTTATATATGAAAATAAGGAACATAATTTTACATTAGTTGGTTTAGATCAGTTAGGTAAGTCCAAACCCTCAACACTATTTTTCCTTTCTAAAAATGGTTTTATGGGTAACAATGTAAAATTTACAATGTCTAGTGAAATACCTAAACTATGGAAAACATGCGACTTGTGGATTACAGATAATAAAACAGTTATAGATCATTGTCCTAAGAATAAGAAGGTTATTAAGTTTAACACTGAGTATAACCAACACTTTACAAATCAATTAGAAATACATAAATTAACAGAAATAGATAAGACATGGTTGAAATCTTCGGAGAATATTATTGTATCGACATTAACAAAATTACTCAAACGTGTGAGTTAGAGGTTGATCCGATCATGAACGATAAGGGGGAACCACTTCAAGTGGAACAAACAATAAACGTGTTCAAATACGATGCAGTTAAACAATGTATAGATACAATTTTAACTGAAAATGTGGTAGATGATAACGGATTAGGATTACTTAATTCAGAACTATCATTACCATTCAAATTTGCATTTAACACATTAATAAAATATGGTATTTTAGTTAAAGAAGAATATGAGTGAAAAAATAGAAAACATTGAAAAACTAGAGAGTGCATATGAAAGGTTAAAATCTAACCAACATAAATTGTACTTTTTAACATACGATACTAAAACAAATGCGAGGGCGTCAGTTAAATATATATACGATACCGTACATACTCTAAGAGAAGAGGGTTTAGATGCATACATTTTAGTTGAAGATAAGAACTACGTTGGGATTAATTCGTGGTTGGGGGATACATACAAAGATATTCCCGTAGTTACCATAAAAGAAGACCAAGTACAAATGGGTGTCGATGATATTTTAGTCGTACCCGAATACTATTCTAACGTACTTGAACAGTTATCTTCAGTTAAATGTACTAAAGTTATGTTAATACAACAAACTGAGTATATTTTTGAAACTCTTCCTGTAGGTAGTCGATGGAGTGACTATGGTTTTGATAAAGTTATTACTACAACTCAAAAATCTAAAGATTATATACAAAGTATTTTCCCTGAGAGTTTAATTCACGTTAATCCACCTAAAATAGGGAATAATTTTGGACCATCAGATTTACCAACAAAACCTTTTATTGCAATTAGTGCAAGAGATAGAGGACAACATAGAAAAGTTATATCTGAATTCTATTTAAGATATCCACAATTAAGATGGGTTACTTTTAGAGACATGGTTCAATTAACATACGATGAATTCTCAACACAATTAAAAGAATGTATCTGTTCTGTATGGATGGATGATGATTCGACCTTTGGAACGTTTCCTTTAGAGTCAATGAAATGTGAAGTACCAGTAATTGGTAAAATACCTACAACAGAACCTGAATGGTTATCTGAAAATGGTATATGGACTTACGATTTAAATAAAATTGTGGAGTTATTAGGTACATATGTTTTGGCGTGGTTAGAGGGTGTAACAATTACTGAAGAAGTAAAAGTTAAAATGAGAGAAACACTAACACCTTATGATAGTGATATAATCGATAATAATGTTACCTCTATTTTTAATTCACTTAAAGAGGGAAGACTAAAAGTAATTGGGGAAGCATTAGAAAATTTAAAACAAGAAGAGACAGCATGAAAAATATAACAGTAATTTTACCCATTCACGATTTAAAAGGTGAATACAATGAAATGTTTTCAAGAGCAATACTTTCTGTAGAACAATTTCATGATGATGTATCTTTATTACTTGTGGGACCCAAAAATGTTTTAGGGGACTTAAAAAGAGACAGTATATCAGATAAGTTGGATGTTAATATTATTATTAATGACGGAGATACGGGATTTTGTTCCCAAGTGAACTTAGGGATTGATAATTGTGAGACCGAATGGTTCTCAATATTAGAAATAGATGACGAATACACACCTAATTGGATTAATTCATTTAGAACGTACCACACTCTTTTCCCCGACGCTGATATTCTACTACCAATAGTGAAAGACGTTAATTCTGAAGGTAAACTTCTGAATTTTACAAATGAATCTGTTTGGGCGTATGGTTTTAGTGAAAACCAAGGAGAACTTAGTAATGAAATACTTTTAGACTATCAAAACTACCAAACAAGTGGTGGTTTTTATAAAACAGAAGTTGTTAAAGAAAGTGGTTCATTTAAAGATAATATTAAACTCACATTTAGTTATGAGTTTTTATTGAGATTAACACATAACGGAGCTAAAGTGGCCACTATCCCACAAATAGGATATAGACATGTAAACTTTAGAGAAGACTCATTATTTTGGTCATATAAAAATTCGGAGGATCACAAGTTAGAAGGTGGTGAGGCGAAGTTTTGGTTAGAGACTGCTAAAAAAGAATTTTTCTTCAAGAATAAACGAGAAGTAGAATATAAAGACAATTAATGCCCAGAAAAAGAACCCAAAAAATGTACTTTGGGGAGGAGCAAGAACAAGCGGTAGTAAGATTTTTAGAATCAGAAAACGAAGACGAAAAGAATAAGATATTTAATGAATATTTAAGAGAACCTCTCAAAATAATGGTGGAAAGTATAATTCGCCGTTACAAACTTTATAGGAAAGATTATAATTTTGAACAGATACATACTGATACTTTGTCATTTCTAATGACGAAGATTAGTAAGTTTGATACTACTAAGAATTATAAGGCATACTCCTATTTCGGTACCATCTGTAAGAATTACCTAATGGGTACTATACAGAAGGACCAAAAACTAATGAACAGGTCCGTTTCCTATGAAGACATATCCTCACGGATTGAAGATAGGGCGGACCTTTCTTATATTATAGACGAAGAAATAATTGATTATAAGGATGTCGTAAATAAACTTACGGTTGAGTTAGAAAAATTTGTCGAAGAAGAAAACCTTAACGAGAACGAGCAGAAATTAGGTTACGCGTTGGTCGAGGTTTTTACCAATTTTGAAAAGATATTTCAAGTGGGTGAAGGAAATAAGTTTAATAAGAACTTAATACTATTATCCCTACGTGAAATGACCTCACTATCCACCAAAGAAATTAGAGTTGCTATGAAAAAGTTTAAAAAACTCTATGAGGTGTTGAAGTTAGATTTTATAAATTACTAGAACAATCTATTTATAGTTATGAGAAGAAAAAAGAATTTATTGTCTTTAGATACAGATTCTGCACTTGCACTTATGCAAGAAATTTATAACGACATCGTAGAACAAAAACAAACTGCTAGTATGATTACTAAAAAGATGTTGAGTTTTATGAAAGAGGCGGAAGATATGAGTGTAATTGGACCTGTAATTAAAGAACAACAGAAAATTATGAATGATTGTACTGAAAAGAAGATTTCTCTTGTTAAGTTACAAAGTACCCTTCTTAAACAAACAGGTGGTACAGGACCTCAGATGGGTGGTAAAATGGATTTATCCGAGGAGGATAGAATCTTACTTGAAAAACTCATGAAAGAGGATGATGAATCTGAAGATAATACTCAAAAGTATAAAATGTAATGAGTAAAGTTAAACAACTTAGAAATAAACTAAAGTCTAAAATCGACGTGATTAAAAAGATCAAGGATGATCCTAAATTAAGCACTGACGAATTATATGACATTTATGCGGATGGTATAACCAAGACCGATAAACTATTACAGACCAAAATAGATGGTCTAAAATCTAAGTTTAAGAAAAAAGGTGAGAAAACCGACATATTCAGTTCGATCATAGATGTTGCGTCTGGATTTCTTAGTAATAAGAGTAATGACATTCAAGTTAATGATAAATTAATATCAGGAAATAAAATTAAGAAGTACGCAATGGAATCGGCAAGAATAACTTCTGAAGACGCCAAAAATATTGTTGCAGATGCCGTTAAGAAAGTATTATTTGTAGATGAAGAAACAAGTATATGTGGGGTGGATACAGATATGCCGGCAGATACAATGTCAATATCACCTAAAGAGTTTGACTTCTTAGAAGTTTTACAGTCGGAACCCGATTCTAAGGTGGGTTTAATCATGTACGAGGATCCTAATAGTAGTACGGGTAATGTGAAAATGAATAGAGACCTTTATGGTGCTTTCTCAAATCCATATACTTTCAGTGCTAATTCAGGTTCTAGTTTATTTGATTTAAATTGGAATGCAGGTACTCAAAAGTATGACGTAAGTGGGTTACAAGGTGGTGGAGGTACTGTCCCTAAGGTAGGGCAGTTTGTTGGTGATTACTACAGTAGTATTGAACAACCTAGTTTTGAGTATATCATTAAAACCGCAATGTTAATGACTTTACAAGGAGATGGTGAGAATCCACCTGTTTTTGATAAGGCGGTTAATGAGTTAAACAAACTCTGTAGTAAGTTATTTAAAATATGTAACTCTCCAAAGGACGATTCGGGACTTATACAAACAACAAGTAAACAATTTAATGAGAACGATCAAGATATTGAATCGTATTTCGATTTCAATGATGTAGAGGGTATAGATTTAGATGATGAAGATGCAAGGTATCGCAAAGTACTTAGATTCGTAGATTGTGGTAATTTTGAAGTACCATCCTCATCCGAGAATTTTGAAGATTTTGTTTACCTCTCACAAAATGGTGATTTAGGTCAATTGGTAGACGCTACCTTGGCAAATACCGCAAGTAATTCAGCAATACAAAGTGATAATTTTGCACCGATAGATAATATTAATTTAGAACTCATAAATTTATTTATTTTAAATGTACCAAAGGCATTGGTATCATCAATAATATCACCAAAAATGATGTTTCCCATAATAGTCGCATGGAAACAAATAAAGGGTTTTGCTGGTGACGTAAAAGATATAATGAAAAAACTTTCAAAACTATTTTTTAAAATAATAAAAGATGTTTTTTGGAGGTTTATAAAAGAATTTTGGGGATTTATAAAGAGAGACCTTTTAAATTTTATTAAGGAAATTGCGTTAAAGATTATTACAAACAAATTTAAAAGATTCCGTAGAATACTTTTAGCAATTATCGCACTAATTAGAAAGATATTGTCTCGAGGTTTAGATAATTGTTTGGCAATCTTCCAAGCAATAATAGATACTATATTAGGGGCAATAAATATGAGAGGACCCACAATTAACATACCAGGTATATTACTTAGTTTTTCAGATTTATTACCGGGGTATAGTGCAGATAGGGCGTATATGAATGCAGCTGAGAGAATGGCCGGTTTAGGTCTTAATACGGGACCCATATATGGTGAGGCCAATGAAATGATGGGAATGGTAAAAAGTATGATCGATGGTCAAAGTGAAGAAATAGATACGAATTCACATATAAAGGGTGGTAATAAATTTACCGTTCTGGCATCCCCTATGGGACCAATACCAATACCACCAGGATTTATTAATTTTTCAGGTAAAATGTTTTAATATGGATTTAAAAAAAGTTTTAGAGGTTTCGAATCAACCGTCAGTAAAATCTAACAAAGATTTAGAAGAAGGATTAAAGTACTTAAATGAGGAATTTGAGAAAACAAAATTCAGTATTGTTGAATTGACAAAACATATGGATAAAATTGAGAAATTATATAATAATATAAACGATGAAATCGGTAATAGATTAACTAAATAATGAGTAGTATAATAAGTTTAGCGATTGTAGATAATAACGTTGATCCTAAAGGAATTGGTAGAATACGCGTTAAACTTACAGGAGTCCCGACAGGACCCATTGAAAAGGCGAGAGATTATGAACCTTGGGACAAAAATGATCCTTTCATTGCTAACCCTTTCCTTCCGACGAATATTAATTTTATACCTGAAATAGGTCAGGCTGTAAAAATAATAGTTTATAACCCTGATAATGATTTAGTTAATAGAGAATATATTGCGGGTCCATTCACTACGGTACATGACTTTCAAAGTCAAACTAATGCAAGACAAGTGGAGAATACTAGTTACGGATCCAACGTTAAAAAGATGAACAACGTATTCTCAGAAAATGGTACTTACGTTAAAGAAAAATCTGAAGGTACAATCTCTAACTTAAGAGATTATGCAATCTACGGTCCTTATGGTTCTGATGTTCTTTTTACTGAGAACGGTTTAACTTTGAGGGGTGGTAAGTTAGTATCTAAAGATAGTGCGTCAGACAAGGTTAGGACAGATATTATAAATTTTCCTATTCTTTCAGAAAAAAGATCAATACTAAGTTTAAAAAAATTCGGTACAAAACAAGAATTAAAAGAAGAAGAGACCGTAATAGAAAAAGTACCTTATAAGAAACTATCATATATTATTGAATATAATATTAATGACACTAACACAGGTAAATCGTCATATACCATCGATTGGTATGTATACGAAGTAAAGAAAATATATGGACAAACATTCAACACCAATGTCTTCAGTAGAGATGTTGCACAGGACTTGTCAAGTTATTCTGAACAAATTAAATTAATCAATACGGACGGTACGTCGTCCTCCCCATCGTTCTCACAAACTGCAAGTGATTATCAAGGTGCATATATAAAAATACGAACAACATTATGTGAACTAAATAATGATGGACTTAGGAAGTTTGATGGTAACCTACCTAAAGTATCATTACATCCTTTTTATTATAGACCAGTAAGAACACTAAACAGTGTAGAATTTTTAAGTAAGATAAGTCCTGGTTGTTTTGGGAATTCATCGGTAATGGGGTCGGGATTAGTTTTTAGTCCTAATGAACCCACACCGAAACCAATTACGGAAAAGAAAAAAGAAAAAATACTTAAAACCGTATCTACTACACTTGAACAATCGTTTAGTACATTATCTTCGGATAGAATTTTTATGTTATCAACCGATACAAACGTTGTTACGGGAGGTAAAAAGATATTGTTTAATAAATTAGATAAATACGAATACACTCAGGAAGATCTTTTATCCTCTATAGAACCTAATACTTTCTCAACTGTAAGAGGTGAAACTTTATTAGAGTTTTTAGATGTTTTAACAAGAGTTATTGCAGGACACGCCCATCAACCAACAAAACCAATGGTTAAAAATGGTTATTCAGATTGGGATAAATTAGTAAAACTTAGACAGACACTTGAAAATGACATCTTAAATAAGTCGATTAGAATAAACTAACAGATATTTATATAAGAAACTAAACACAAGATGTCATACTATCGTTCATACTTTGAAAAAAACAATACTATAATTAAAGGTTTAAAGGTTAACACCGCAAAAAATCCTACAACTGAGATTTTTTATGGTTCGGGGTTTTCCAAATACATCCTTAAATTAGATTTAGACGGTCTAAAGTCTAAAATAGATAATGGGGATTATGTCCTAAACTCAGACACAATACATAGAATACACATGACCAATACTATTTTTGGTGATGAAACATTCTTAGGTGCGAAAAGAGGAACTGGACGAGAAAGAACAACTTCCTTTAAACTTATTTTATTTAAGATAGATCAGTATTGGGATGAAGGTGTCGGTTTCGATTATGAAGATTCGGGTTATGATTACACAACAGGTAATGATACTTTTGACATTAGACCATCAAATTGGTTTTCACGAACAACTTTAGATTCATGGTCTGCCGAAGGAATATATTCGAATAATCCTGTAATCATAGGTGAACAACAATTCGATAATGGTAATGAACATTTAGATGTAGATATAACAGACTATATAAACGAAGTAATAACGGGTGGTACCGTAAACTACGGTTTAGGTATTGCGTTTGAACCTTTATATGAAGATTTATCTTCCGAAGTTGACCAATCAGTGGCATTCTTCACAAAGTACACACAGACATTTTTTGAACCATACTTAGAAACTAATTTCGATGATAGGATAGTTGACGATCGTGAAAATTTTATAGAGAAAACAGATCAGAACTTATTTCTATATGTAAACAAGGAGACAAACTTTTTTGATTTAGATCAAATACCAAGTGTTGATATTTTAGACTCAACAAAAACACCAATTACGGGACTAACTGATCTAACAGTGGAAAAAATTAGAAAAGGGGTTTATAGAGTTACCTTAGGTATAGACGGGTTAGTGTGTGACGGTAAACGTTTCTTTTATGATGTATGGAAAGGAATTAAAGTCGAAGGAAATACATTTCCCGACATAACACAAAAATTTGTACCTAAACCTTATTCATCAAAATTTAGTATTGGTGAAAATAAAAAGGAATCAAACAAGTATGTTGTACAATACTCAGGTATAAAACAAAATGAAAAAATAAAATCTGGTGAAGTTAGGAAACTAACCACGATGTTCAGAACTATAAGTAAATCAACAAATGAATTGTTCGATGAGGTGTTTTACCGAATCTACATTAAAGAGGGTGTAACTAACGTAAACGTTTTTGATTGGACTTACATGGATGTTACCAACGAGAACAGTTTTGTTTTAGATACCTCAATACTAATACCAAGAGAATATTACATAGAAGTGAAGGGTGTAAAACACAACGAAGAGATTTTCTACCCTGAAGTCATAAAATTCGAGATTGTATCCGAAAAATAAACTATTTATTAGATATGGACAATATTAAAAAATTAATAAAAAAACATTTAAACTCTCTCAATGAGGAGAGAACTGAAAACTATATGTTTTTTAGTAACCTTAAACAAATACACAGACAGTGTGAAATATTACTAAACTTAGATGAAAATATAATCGAAGATATATTACAGAATGGTCATGATTGGGCCGACGATCACGTTAGTGTTGCTAAGGAAAACATGGATCAAGTGTTGGATTTCTTAATGAACCAAACTGAAGATGGACATGAATTACACGAGGCAAAGAAGAAAAAGAAAAATAAATTGTGTTCTCGTGGTATATCTGCTGCAAAATCTAAATTCGACGTTTACCCAAGTGCTTACGCTAATGGATATGCTGTACAAGTCTGTAAAGGAACCATCAAAGGTTTAGACGGTAAAAAGAGATGTTCAGGTTCATACTGTAAAAAGAAAAAATAAAATTTTAAATAAAATAATATGGCTGATAAAGTAACACAACAAGACCCAAATAACCAAGAAGTTAAAAAAGGGTTTGTATTTAATGAAACAGGTAATATCATGATGGCAACTACTGATATGACCAATGCAACAATAGAAAAAGAAGTAAGAGATGTATTTGCGGAAGTATCCGTATTTTTTGGTGCAATGACAAAGGCATTGGATAATGAAGGTAAATCTCTTTATGATTATGATGCATTACAAAAAATAATTGATTCTTCGGGTTGTTTCGTACACGTTAATGAAGAAGATGTTAATCATAAATCTAATTCTTGGGGAGCAACGTTTTCTAAGGAGTTATTAGAAGGGGTTCTTGGACTCGCCACAGGTGTTGGAGGATTGGCATTTGCAAAGGCGATGGTTAGTTCAGTTGGAAAAGAAGGATTAAATATTTCAGGAGATAAGAGTCACACCTCAAAGAAGGCCAGTAACATTATATTCGTATGTGAGTACTTATTAGGAATGCCCGTCATTAGTGCTATTGTATGTACTTTTGATACTGAGCAAAATTCACAAGCATTGTCTATAGGACCTTGTATAAAAGAACACAGTACAAGTACCGAATTAACTATACATAAAGACACATACATGTTCGTAACACCATCGTTTATAAAACAATATTCAAGTGACCTACTTGATGGTATGAATGATCCTGAACTTGAACAACTAACTAAGAAATTTCAAGAATTTTTAAACCCACCATCAACACCAAAGAAATAATTAGAGAGATATGAAAATAACTATAAACGAGGAAGATAAGATTTATTTGGAGGAGTGTCTCTCAAACGGAGAAGTACTTCAAGAAGATCTTGGTCGTTGGTTTAAAGAAAAATGGGTCGATGTATCTCGTAAAGTGGACGGAAAACATCCACCGTGTGGTAGAAAAGACGCTGACGGAGATAAAAAAAGAAAAGGATACCCAAAATGTAGACCATCTAAAAAAGTCTCTAAGAAGACACCTAAAACAACAGGGTCATACAGTAAGAAAGAAAAGAAATCAATGACACGTCAGAAAAGACGTAAAGAGAGAAAAAGTAAAAAATCGGGAAAAGGTAGAACACCTAATTTTGCAAGGTTTGATGAAAACAGAATTATTTCTTTAGTTTTCAATAACTTAGATCAACAAAAGTTAACTATACAAGAACCTAAACTTAAAATGGTAAATGAATCTAAACAACTAAGTGAAGGTTTACAATACCATATTAATAATAACTTACCTATTGTCGAGAACGTATATAGGATCTATTCTAATGAGTTCTTTAACATTTATAATGAAGTACGTCAGTTAAGTGAAGATAATGTCTTAGAAGTCTCAGGAATCGATTTAGATTTAATTAATACTGATTTAGGACAAACAGGTTTATATGAAGGTTCTGAGGTTTATTTAGATATACCTTTTATTGAAAATCAAGATGAACATTTACTTGAAGCAAAACACAGAGGTAAAAACGTTAAATTAAATAAACCATTTAGAACTCCTAGTGGACCAAAGAAATTTGCAGTCTATGTTAAAACCCCAAAAGGAACAATTAAGAAAGTGACTTTTGGAGACCCTAATTTAAAAGTTAGGAATAATAATAAGAAGGCGGCAAAATCGTTTAGAGCTAGACATAAGTGTAGTGAGAAGAAAGATCGTACTAAAGCGGGGTATTGGAGTTGTAATATTGCACGATACCGTAAAGCGTTAGGTATAAAATCTTCTAATCCTTGGTAATATGAAATTATCTGATTTATTTGAAGGGTATTATGACCCACCAGAATATCCTGATTCTACGGGAGAGGGTTTCTATGACTCTGAACTAGATGACGTAGAGGATCGTTTTGAATTGTTGTTATGGGATAAAAAAACAGGATTGTTTATTGTAAGAAACAAACAAACACAAGACAAGTATTTAGCTCACACCGATATGGTGGATAACGATTATTATATGGCCGATAAATATCCTGAGGAAGATGAGGATGAGGATGGTCGTTACTCATATGATGTATTAGATAAAGATAATGCCGAAATGGTTGAAGGTAGTCTAACTATGTATGCCACTATCTCAATGGAAGAAGGTGATGTGGGTGTAGATTATGATGAGTATGAATCAGGTGTTGCATTAATAGAATATGGTAAAATAATAATTAGAGGACTGTATATTAACGATAGATCTGTTTTTAATTCACTAATGGATATCATTAAACAAAGTAATAAGAAAAACTTTACACTTTAATGGGGGAGACTTTACCATTTAGAGAAATATTGTATAACAACTACAGTACAAGGATTTTTTCAAAGGACATTAATGAGTCTGAATTGAAATGGCATTTTGATAATGAAGATCGTGAAGTGACTTTTTTACATGAAAGTGACTGGTCGTTTCAAATGGATAATCAACTTCCTATTAAAATTACAAAAGGTTTAGTTGTTACAATACCTGAAGGAGAATTCCATAGGGTCATTAAGGGAAGTGGTGACTTAAATGTAAAAATAAGAAAACTTAATAAAACTCAACTTCTACCCCACACTCGTTTAACAAAATAAGGGAACGTTCTTGACTTTCCTTCCACTTACCTAAATTCTTAGTAGTACAATGTTCTTTACATACAATCTTTATTACCCCCGATTGTACCAAACCCCTTGCACAGTCCATACATGGTAATCCTGAAGTTAGATATACTGTGGATTGTTTTAGTGATACACCTATTCTCGCAGCATTATATATGGCGTTTCTTTCTGCATGTTCAAACCAAAAGTACTTTTCAGGTCGTTCTTGTCTCTGAACCATATTATCGTTTAATCCTCTTGGGAATGAGTTATATCCCGTACTTAGAATTTCATTGTCCTTACCAACAATAACGGCACCTATTTTAGTCTTAACGTCTTTAGACTTTTCTTTAACTTGTTCTGCAATACTAACAAAGTAATCTTTCCATATCATAAGTTATAATATACGGAAAATAATGCAATAAAAAAAGGGGACCGAATCGATCCCCTTTAATATTAATAGAACTTAAAGATATATTATCTTAAAGAATCTAAGTTGAATGTTTGTAATCCTGCAACGTTTATTACACCGAAGTAACGGTTATTAACCATTTTCTTAGCGTATCTCGTCATGATACCCTTGATCGGTGTAAAGTTGAATGGATTGTACATTGTAGGTGTAAGTTGTAACGGTACGTAAGGTGCGTAAATGTACCCTGCGTCTAACAACGACTTTCCTTTATGTCCAACCAATACTTTACCCGCTGGGAAGTAAGGATCTCTATACACTTGGTATCTTCCTGCTAAAGTACCAACTTTCTCAATACCCATATTGTATTGGTCTTGTTCAGCACCTGCGTTAGATACGTGGAAGTACTCTAAGTCATCGAATACAGCTGAAACTTCAGAAGAAACAACGATCCAGTTAGCACCACCTCTAAGTGTAGTTTTATGGATTTGAGCCGATAATTGGTTAATTTTAGTAATTAACGTTTGGTTCCAATCCTTTTGAGTATAACCCTGTAGAGTTTTGTTATTGTCTCCACCGTATTTCCACTCATTGTAGTCCCATTTAAGGTTCCAAGCTGCACCTTTTCTTAAGTCTCTTAAGATCTCTCTATCAACCTCAGCCGCGATTTGCTCAGATAACAATGCAGTTAACTCAGCCTCAGCGTCGATGTTATGGAAAGCAGATACATCCTGAGCCAATTCAGGAGACCAGCTAGCTCTTAACTTTCTTTCAGTAACAGAAACTGTTACAGAATCTAAATCGAAAGATACTTCTCCGATTTCATCTTCGAATTCAAGTGAACCATACTGTCTGTAACTTGCCGCGAAATCAGTTGCCGCTTCAGTTCCTGCCGCGTCATACGCTGCGAAACCTGCCGATGCAGTGTACGTTTCAAGGTCAACGTTTAAGAAGATGACACCATCTTTATCTACGATATCAGGATATTCTCCTGTTAAACCATCTCCTTTTACACCGTACTCAACGATTCCGTTTCCGTATTTTTGAGTTACAACGTTAAAAGGTAATTTAGCTCCTCCGTTGATACCAGAGTGAGATAATTCTAAAGATGCTAAAAATTCTTCAGTATCCATTTCATTACCATTAGGTCCTGAAATTTTACCTGATCCTAATTTGTTAAAACCTTTTAACTTAACGATTACAGATGATGTTGCTCCTGATGCAAGTGTTGCAGTTTCAGTAGCCGCTCCGTTTTCGAATGTTACGATTGTAAGACCAGAAAGTGCTTCGGTAGTGTATTTACCTTTAGAGTAGTCAAATAGACCTTCTTCAGCTCCGTCACCTTCTTCGTAGAATCTATCATAAAGATTTCTTCCACCGTCAAAGTCTCCGTTTGCTACGTCAGTATCTCCGTTTGGTACACCATAAGGTTTCTTGTGATTACCGTTCGCATCTCTTTCGCCGATTTTAGGTACAAAGTAGAACAATTTACCAATTGGTAAGTTCATAGCTTGTACAGAAACGATATCGTTTGCCAATAATTTAGAGAATACTCTTCTAATAATTGGAAAAACAACTGTTTCGAATGAACCTGATGAGTCAGACACAGCAGCTTCGTTAATTAGATAAGACGCTTGGTTTTCATATAACTGAGCGATGTTATCTTTTTGATGTCCATTAAGTCCCTCTAAGAAACCTAGGTCATCCCATTTTTTGATGGTATCTTCTTTGATAACTCTTAGGTGTTTTAACCCGATGTTACCAACCATACCTGATTCTAATAATGCTCCCATTTTAAATGTAAGTTTTAGTTTTTTTTATTTATTTTATTATAATTTTGACATTAAATCTTTCATTCTCTTGAACTGAGGACTTTCATATGCCTTTGTTTCTGAAAGTACCTCTTGAGATGAGGATGATGTCGGAGTTGAAACGATTGCTTTGGCAACCGACTCAGTAACATTTTGTTTTGAACCTAATTCACCTTCTATTACTTTATAAGTGGATTTAGATTCTGTTAAAGAACTGACAGAGTCAAATCTTTTCAAAATATTTAATTTCTCTTGACGAGTTGTCGAATGTTCTGTGAACAATCTTGTAGCGTATGCCAAGTTAGCGTTAAACACAGCAACCTCGTTTAGTTTCTCTTTAAATAAAACTAACGCCTTTTTATATTCACCGTTTTGTTTTCTTAAAGTTTCAACTTCTTCGTTGATTGCACCTGCCTTATATTTAGTCTTAGACTTAATACCGGCTCTGTTAGCACCTCCTTTGTCACCATGTACATTGGATTTTGTTCTTGCAGCTTCGTCGACTTCCTCTTCATGAGATTCTTCCTCTTCAGAGACTTCTTCTTCCATTTCTTCCTCAGATACTTCTGATTCGTCAATTTCTTCTTCAGATACCTCTTCTTCGGAAACTTCTTCTTCGGAAACTTCTTCTTCGGATACGTCTTCTAACTCAATTTCGTAGACAGTGTCGTCAGTTTCAGATACTTCTTCTTCAGATACCTCTTCTTCCATATCGGTCTCAGATACTTCTGATTCCTCTACTTCTTCTTCAGATACCTCTTCGTTGTATTCTGTTTCTTCGACTTCACTTTCTTCGTCATCTAATTTGATGATGTATTCGTCGTCTCCATCTTCGAGTTCAACATTATCACCGTCACGTTTCACAACAATTCCGTCTTCAGGTTTCATTGATTTGAATACCTTTAAAACTTCATCGTCAGATGCGTCGGTCATGTCAAGGACTTCATCTTCACCTTCTTCTTCAGAATCCATTGGTAATGAAAAATCTTCGTCCTCATCATCTATAGATAATTCGTCGTCTGATTCGTCTTCACCCTCTTCATCTTCCATGTCTGGATCAACGTCGTCTGCTGGCTCGTCGTTTATCGAAGTTTCGTCATCATTTCCTTCCTCGTCTTCAATTCCTTGTTCTGAGATTGGCATATCTTGTTCGTCTTCTTTATTAGGAGTTTCAATTTCTTCAACTTCCTCTTGTTCCATAGATTCGTTTAGGACATCGTTTAGTTCTTCCTTCATGGTTGAAGCAAGTATACCTTTTGCGTTTGCCTTTACTGCCTCTTCAAGGTCTTGTACTTGAAGCAATGCTTGTTCTAAAATGGATTTTTTACTCATTTGTTTTATATAGTTTAATAATAAATACTTGTTAATTAAGAAAAAATTACTTTTATGATATAGTAATCAAAGAAAAGTTTATTATTTAGACAAGAAACTATTGAGATTACCCATAAGTTTACTCATTCTCTCATCTACTATAGGTTGTTCCTCAATCGATTCTTCGTATTTTTCTCTATCTCCTGGATCTTGAAATACATATGCGCCAGGTGTTGATGGGGATGATACTAAATCAAAACAAACCAATTCAAAGTCTTCCTGTACTATATTCTGTCCTTTAACTGATTTAAGTGATCCCACCCCTCTTGATGATATACCTAAGGTAACACCGTTCATTAATAACATTGCCGCTTGGTCACCTTTGGTACTTACAATACCTGATTTTTTCCAACCAGGTGAAAGAAGTAATTTAATTTTTCCCATAAGAATTTTACCGTCCCACCAAGTCTCGGTGATCGTATGTGAAACTCTATCTAAATCTATGAGTGAAGATGATGGATGATTTAATTCATTTAATGCTGAACCTTTATCAATTATCTCTTGATACTTTTCCATCTCTCTCTTGAGTAATCTCTCTGGGTAGATTCTCCCGTTCTTATTCGGGGTATCATATTTCTGTAGAACAGCGTAAAGGATAATATCCTCAGAGAAATCAATTCCCTTCATTTCCGATATAACACTTTTATTCTCTTTGGGAGAAATAAATCCCGCGTCATATTCTATTAATATTCCTTTACCTGTTTCTTTTGGTCCTAATACTTTCATGTATCTGTAGTTTTATTACTATAAATACATGGAAAACGGACTTATTTTTTCTTTTTGTGGAAATTGTATAATAATTCGTTATCTAAACAAGTATCTATGATTTCACATAGTAGACTATACATGTCTGTTTTCAAGTCTTTATCCTTGACGTTTACTTGTTTTAACGTATAAAGAGTAACTTCTAAATTCATAAAAGATCTCTTTTCTTTTTTTATACCTTTAGTTCTCACATCCAAATCAACGATAGATTCTTCTCTAAAAAGTCCGTGACCTAAATTGTGAACTAATCTTTTTATTTTATTTTTCGATGACCTTAGTATTGCATCGTAATCCTCACATATCTCATTTGGTTCTAACCAAGAGTTTAAAGAGAGGTAAATTGTCTTTAAGTTTTTATGGTTTATCGTCCCATATCCAATCTTAACGTTTTTATGATCCCCTAATGGGATGTAACGTCCTAGTTTCATTTAATTCATTATTATAATCTTTTAATGGTGTTTAATAAAATATAAGTAATTTTCTTTGGAAAAACAAATTTTTCTAGTATATTTATTAATATACAAAATTATATATGCTAATAATAAAAGTAGACAAAGGTGGTATTGAGAAAGCGATAAAGAAATTGCGTAAAAAAGTAAGAAACGTAAAACAGATCAATAAACTCAGGGAGAAAAAAGAATTCACCAAACCATCCGTCAAAAAAAGACTACAAAAACAAAAGGCAGTGTATATACAGAAACTGAACGACGAAAACGAGCATTAAAAAATCCCTATTTGAGACTTTGATATATCAAAAACAGGGATTTACACCTCTAAGGTAGCTGCCGTAAAGGAATATTATTCTGACAAGTTACTTAATAACTCTTCTAATCTGTATAAGTTATACTTACTTTGACTCATTTCATTAATCTCGGTCTTAACCTCAATAGACTTAGATTTAAATTCCGCGTCTGATTCTACTATTGAACCCAACTTTTCGTTGATACTTTCAGTCAATTCAGTAAACTTACTTTCTAAATCTTCTTGGTTAAGAGATAATATATTTTTTAATCTACTTTTATCTTCTTCACTCAACGTCTTATCAAAACTAACATTAAAGTTGTTTACTAAGACTGAATTTAATAATGATTCATTTACACCTTGATTTACAGTAAGTGATTCGTTAGTTTTATTTTTTGTTAAATGTTCGACTAAATATTTTTTAGCAATAACCTTATCAGATATATTACTTAAATTATCGGGAGTAGACAAAGAATCAATACTTTCATATAATTCGTTACTTGTAGATTCAACATTAGATAAGTCTTCACTTAATTTATTTAAATCGATTTGTATATTAGAATTTTTTTCTTTTAATATTCTTGATAGTTCTTCCACATATAATGTCGCAGTCTCTTTATCTTCAAAAGTTTTACCCTCTAATTCTTCATATAATGAATACATCTCTTTGAGAGTATCATTTTTAGTTATAGGTTTAAAATATGTATTAAGGTTATTTTTAAAATCCTTTTTACCATATGATTCAGTTAATTTAACTAAAATCTTATTTTTAATGTTACCGAATGTTGCCATAATTATTCTTTTAATATGTCTTTGAGTTTATTCTCTACTTCATAAATATTCTGTTGTGCCTTATTAACATCAAAAAGATCATCAAAATCTTGTGATTCGTCACCTAACATACTTAATATTTTAGATTTCTTTGATTTTTTAGTTCCTTCACTTAAAGGTTCTTCACCACCCATATCTCCTGCGGGTGGAGGTGGTGCTCCTCCCATATCACCCATATCATCTTCACCAGCGGCCGCACTAGGGTCCATAGACTGTCTTTCCTCTTCAGGTATCCCGTACTTTTTATCCACTTCATCAAACACACCTGTTCTCTTAATGATATTAGGTGTAGCACCTAATTCACCACCAAGTGCACGTTCAAGTCTTTGTTGTTGTAAGTCTAATACTACGTCGTTATCACTCATACCTAAGATATTTTTCTTAGCCCATGTGTGTGAAACAGGTTGTATACCAATTTGAGATTGATCTGATGTTGCGTCTTTATATAATGTTATCTTTTCTTTCCACTGTTCTACTTTTAATAAATCAGATTGTGCCGAAGGGTTAGTTAAAGACAATGTAAAATTATCTAACTCGTCCTCTAAACCTAACAAGTATAAATGAACTAATGCAATTTTATTTAATTCTTGTATTAATGATTTTTGTATTCTATTAATCGTTCTTGCAAAACGAATATCCATTAACGCTAAAGTCTTACCATCACCAACAATTTCCTCAAAACCTAAAAAGGCCTTAGGTATTCTAAGTGCCGCTAACATCTTCTTTTGAATGTATTCAATATCTGCAATCTCACCTAAGTTTTGTGCTCCTGGTAATGTTTCGATAGGTGATGTTTGACCTGGGTCTCTAACGGGAATAAAGTAATCTTGATCCACGGCCATTTGATTGTATCTCATATCAACCTGACCATTTTGAGGATCTACTACTTGATCTCGTTTAAATTTGTTCGCCACACGTTGTACATACGACTCAATATCTTTATCGTCCATATTCCCAACAAAGACTTTAAATACTCTTCTTTCGGGTGCTCTCGATGTTCTGTATATTAACATCGCATCTTCCGCAAGTAATAACTGTTTCCATATACGTCTTACTTTATCTAACATAGACGTACCGTAAGGTAATTTTCTGTCATCACCTAATAGTCTGAAATGAGCAACTTCCCATGCTTGGAATTCCATGTCTTTGTTCTTCCATGCAAATCTTAATTCTCTACTTGGCATTGTAACGTTTGATGACGGTTCCGCTTTATGTACATTGGAGGCCGCACCTTCGTGTCTCTCGATTTCAATGTTGGGTAATTGTTGACAACCCACAACCCCCCTTTCAGGATCTATTTTTAAATAAACGAAGTTATCTCCGTACTTACCTAAACCTCTACACCACATTTGTAAGTTAGTGTTCACATCTAAGATGTTCTCAAAAAGATCTGTAAGTATGTTTTTTACTCTTTTTGATTCTGAATAAATTGTAAGTATATCTCCCTTTTCAGAAAGTGTCGTTGATTCTTCTGAATATATGTCCAATGCCGCAGATATCTCAGGGGTAAACTCCATAGATTCATAATCGTAATATGCCGCCAATCTGTTAGGTTCATAGTAAACTGATTGATTATATAACGATTGATCTAATTTAGACCATTTATCTGCAATATATTGAGATTGTTGTTGTTGTAAGAGTGATTTTTCATATTCCTCTTTACTATCTGTTTTTAACAGTTGGTCTCTATCAAATTTGTATTGTGGTGGCGTAGAAGGTTGGTCGGCGGTAAAACCGAAAACCTTTGTTAACCTTTGATACACTGTCATATTTTGTTTTGCCATATTAATAAATATTAGTCTTTATAATATACGAATTTTTTTTCATTTTATAAACCTGTTTAATTACCTATATCCTCTTTTACTAAATAACCAACTGTGTTCCATGTATTGATCCTTACTGACATTTTGGTTAGATGGGTTATACGGTTGTCCGTCTGTAGTCATCCCACCTATTGCATCAAATGCGGTTCCGTGAGAATAAAATGATTTTTTAGTTTCATATGTCCTTTCCGTTAATAACCAAGAATCTAACATTGCCTTATTTGCACTGTCACTTCTTTTTAGTTGTGTAAAACATATATCACCAACATACATTGCTATTGCCATCGCCATAATCGCATCATCATGAGATCCTTTCATATGGTTAGGTCTACCGTTAATATAGACAAAAGTATTTAATTCATTTAATAGTCTTGAGGATCTAACCATAAACCCATGTCTAAGTTTCTCCTCAAAGGTTGCAACGATCTGAGTTCGTTTATTATTAAAGTTTATACCCGGTATCTTTTCTTGTGCCTTTTTGTTGTATTGCCAAATATTATTAGAATTAACCCCATCAATATATTGGTCCTTATAACCCATTTCTTGTAGTTTACGAGATGTTGCAATACCCATACCTCCCGTAATATCTGTTGCTACGAACGCTTTATACAATGTACCCCATTTATAAACAATGGACGCTAAATCGTCGGGTGGTATCATACCAACATATTCTGCAACTTGTTCGTTTTCATCAAAGTCAATAACACATATAGATGATGAATCAGCACTATCTCCTCGAGATACGTCGACACCCATTATATATCTATGACCCTCAACAGGTTCTTTCCATAACCAAAAAGTACCCTGCATGTATTTTTCCATGGGGTCTTTTATCATGGTCTTTCTTATTTTGTCCTGTACTGTACTTGGGATAACACCATCACCAGAACCAAGGAAGTCGCACTCCAATTCTTGTGCGATTTTTCTTTTGTCATACTTGAATTTTTTTGCCATATTCTCAAACCAATGAGAGTACGGTTTGTATCCTTGTTCGAGTAATTTTTCATATCCTTCCCAACCCTGTTCTAAAATTATTTCATCATCATTATATTGTTCTCTATTTAACATATAATGAATAATATCATCCACTTTAACCCATTTTAAGTCACTAGCATATCTCGGATCTTTAAACCACCTTAAATCGGTTATTTTAAAGTCATTCATACCTCTTAGTGCCTGATCATATACCCCGTAATAAATTGGGTCATGTCCGTTAGGTGTAGAGATGAGAATTACCTTACCACCTGTTGATAAGGATGCCATACATGCCGCCCAAAAATCTTCTCCCGCCTCAATATATGCGGCCTCATCAAAAACTAGTACTGTTGGTGTATAACCACGTAGTGCATCGGCAGAAGTCGCAACTGCCTTAACTTCACACCCATTATTCATTCTATATCTACTTTCTGAATTCTTGTCCGCCGAAAAACCAACATTAATCCACTCTGGCCACTGATCTAAAAAACCTCTAACCTTATTTGCCATCTCGATTGCGGTATCTCTTTTGTTGGCAATAATTAGAATTCTCTCAGGTTCGTCTGGTTTTGACATTTGAATCCTTTTAGATAACCAAGCCGCAGTTACTGTGGATACACCCGCCTGTCTATACTTACGAGTTATGTTTTCATTATAATTGTCGTAGTCATTTATTAGTTCAATTTGGTCAGGGAATAACTCTAATGGTACGTATTTCTTTTTTGTGTTATCGTACGTAGTTAGATATGTTTTAAGAGCATACGGAGTATCTTTCATGATCTTCGCGTATTCTTTTAACTGTATGAGTTTATGTTTATCCATATCCTATAAATACAAAAAAAGTGGTCTATTGACC